GCTGCAAAGTCCTTGCAGGTACGCGGACACGTGGACATCGCGGTGGTCCCGGGGCGCCGGGTCGCGCCAGGTCACATGCGCACGACCACCGTCCCGGGCAGGCCCTGGGTCTGCTGACACTGCAGCTGACTGCGCAGGGCCACGCCCTTTCGGCGTGGCGTCATGGGGTTAGAAGGGCGGCGCATCGTCGTCCCCCTCAGTGGATGCCGCGCTGGGCGCGGTGGCTTGCTCGGCATTCGATGCAAAGCTGGCGCCAGGCACCAACGTGGGCACCTTCTTTGGCCGCATGTAGTAGCGCGGTCGATAGCCCGTTTCGTCCTTGCCGGCCTTCCACACTTCCCAGCCCAGCTTGTGCATCAAGGCACCGGCCTTCTTCACCACGGCGTCGGTCTGCTTTTCGGCCGAATAGCCCACCCGGCTCAGCAGATCGACCATCGTGATGCGCGACACCAGCGCCCCATTGGCGCTGCCATGCGGCACCTTCTGGTCTTCGTCGTACAGGAAGGTCAGGATCGACGATTCCAGCGAACTCTCCAGCGACCTGGCGCTCTGCTGCGGGTCGAACAGATCGCGCTGCTCTTCCCGCGTGGGCCAGAAGCGCTCCAGCAGGTCCACACGATGCACTGCCTCAGCCAGCAGCTGCTCCAGGTTCTCCTGCAGCCACTTCATATCAGGCGGCCGAGTCAGGCGTATCGGCCAGAACCGCCGGTTGCCGGTGGGGTCAGTCAGGTAGTGCGCTTCGTTCGTGGTGCCCACAAACACCACCTGGCGCGGGTACTTCGCCGGTCGCTTGTCAAAGGTGGCCCTGAAGCGATCGCTGCTGCTGCTGATGAAGCGCTTGACCGCGCCCACCTCCTGGCGGTTCAGGTTTTCAAGCTCGCTCCACTCATACACCCCAATGCCCTGGATGTTCATCAACGAATCTTTGTTGTTGATGTCCAGGCCCGTGTCGGCAAAGTACTCCTCGCCCACCAGCATCTTGGCCACGGTGCTCTTGCCCCACCCCTGCGGGCTCTCAAACACCAGCATGTAGTCGAACTTGGTGCCCGCCCCTACGCGCAGCATCTTGCCTTCCATCACGCGGGGCAACAGCCGGGCCACCATGCCCATCAAGAACCACTTTCCAGCACGCTGCAAATACTGCTGCAGCGGTTCCTTGTCGTCGTATTCGTCCTCTTCCAGGAAGACACGGCGCAGCCAGGTATCCAGACGGTCCTGCTTATCCCAGCGGCCCCGCAACGCCACCATCCGCTCGCGCAACGGGTGGAACCGGTGGCGTGAAGCAACCACCTGCACGGCCTCCACCAAAAGCGTGCGCGGCATGCTGGGCATGTAGTGCTCGCGCACCAGCCAGTCGCCCATCATCAGCTCATCGGCCTCAAGCCAGTCGCCGGCATCGGTGCCCCAGGGCGTAGGCCGCAGCTTCTCGATGTTGTTGCTGAACTCGTTAAAGCCCACCAAGCCGGCGCAGGCTTCAATGCCGGGCACCCCACGGTCAGGCCGCCCGTCCAGGGCCAGGATGATGTTTTCGCGCACCGGGCGTGTGCCGCCCTTTTCGGTGCACATCAGGTACGTCACCCAGTCGCGCCGCTCGTCGGCCTGGGCGCCGCCTTTCGCCCCCTCAGCGGTAGCCTTTGAAGGGGTAGAAATGCCCACCGTTCCCGTGCCGGCCGCAGCGCGCTGGGCTTCGTTCGGCCCAACAAAGGCACGCGCAGACCGGATGAACTCACGCACACGCGCGGCGTCCCAGCCTTCGGCGATCGCGTCGGCCAGATCCCAGCCGCCGGCCTTCTCGCCCGGCTTGGGTATCGGCACCATGAACACCGTGCAACCAAACTCCGCCTGCAGCAGCTGGCCAATGCCCACCATCGCGGCCATGCCCGGTTGCTTTGGCTCAGGCAGCAGATCCTTCGTGGTCGGGTCCACACCGTCCAGCTTCTCCTGGCGGCTCAGCGGGTAGCGCTGCGCGTCACAGTCCGGCCACAGGTAGACAGTGCGGCCCATCAGCCAAGACCAGCGTGCCAGCGCCCACGCCTTGCAGCCACCCGGCCAGCTCACAAAGTCGAATTCATGCCCCAACAGCACCATGCCGGCATGGCACTTCTTTTCGCCCTCCACCAGCACCACGGGCACGTCGGCCGGCGTGCCGCTCAAGAACCCGTTGGGCACATACAGCGGCCGCGGCGCCGGCCAGTGCTTCCAGTTCCACTTGTGGCCACCGCGCTCATCGCGGGTGTCTTCGCACCAGGTCAGCTGCAGCACGTCCTTCTTTGGCACGCCCTTGCTATCGATGCGGTCGAAGCGGGCCGTCCAGCCAAACCGCTCGCCCTCAAATTCATACGGCCACACGGCCGTGGCTTCAATCTCTTCCCAGGCGCCCTTTACCTCGTTCTTGAAGCCAAAGATGAAGCGCTTGGGCGTGGGTGCGTGCTTGGGCACGGGCAGCACGCTGCGCCATCGGCCCGTGCGCTCGCGCGGCTTGTCCGGGCTGCCCACGGGTGCAGACGTCTGTGCCGGCAAGTCAGGCTCGCGCGGGCCAGCGCCAACGTCTAGCAGCACGCCGTCTTCATCGGCCAGGTCGGAGGCCGGGCGCACCGCCTGGCTTGTCTGCTGGCGGCTGTCGTTGTGCCGCCGCCAGCCCAATTCGTCCATCACGGCAAGTGCCGCGTCGGTCATGGTGTGATAGCCGTTGATGCGCCGATACAGCGACAACAGGTCGCCCCCTCGGTCATCAGGCCCACCGCCGTTGTCTATCCACGTGCCCGTGTCCAAGTTGACGTTGGCCGACTCGCCGGCGCCCCCGTCAAAGTCACCCACGTACCAGCGCCCGTTGCGTTCGGTGCCATCAGGCAGCCACTGCTTCACAAGCGTGTCCGCACGGTCCAGCAATGCCGCAGCCAGCGACGCGAAATCAATCGGCACGAAGCCGCTCTTGTCAGTCATGGATTTGCGGGGTGCGTCAGCCTGCGTCAGGAACCACCAACGCCGGCCCACGGGCCGAGCGCACAAAGCCGGCCAGCACCGCCAGCGCGTCTTGCACGGCGCTGTGCTTGCCCGCATCAGGCCGGCCCAGCACGGCAGGCCGGCCTGGGCGCAGCACCACCAGCTCGCCGGCGTCCACCAGGCGGCTGGCGGTGTAGCGCCCGGTGCCGTAGGCCACCTGGGCCCGCGCGCACAGCTCGCGCACGGCAGCCGGGCCCGAGCCCGCCGCGTCACACAAAGCCAGCGCCACGGGCCCGTAGCTGCCAGCCGGGCGGCCACGGCCCGGGGGCTGCATGGCAAAACCGCTCATGCCGCCCTCCGTGCCTGCAAGTGCGCCGCCTGCAACTCTTCCAGCACCGTCACCTGCCCGGCCTGTGCCAGGTACTGCACGATCACCGTGTTGCCCAGCGCCTGGCACACAGCGCCCACGTGTTTGGCGGGCAAGTCACGCCGCCCCACATGCACGCTGAAGTAGTCCGACACGTGCGACGGGTACAGCCCCGCCACCTCAGCCAGCGTGCGCTGCGTGATGCGCGTGCGGCGCAGCTTCCAGGCCAAGCGGCAGGCATGGCGATAGCTCTTGATGCCCATCACCACCTCGGGCGGCACTACCAGGCGCGGGGACTGCACCACCCCGCCCAGCAGCGGCAGCACCAACTGCAGGTCATTGGGAAATTTCATGACTGCCCCCGTTGAATTACCAGTTCGGCCTCACTGGCGGCCACTGCGCCAGGCGAAGGCCACAGTCTCCCGCATCACCCACAGGTGCCGCAGGTTCGCCACGTTCACCACGTCGGCGGCCATAGGTGTGTACCTGGCGCTGTACCCATTCATAGGCCGCAGCAAGTAGGTGGTCTGCTGCGTGCAGCAGCAGGCCCAGCGCCATGGCAAGCGTGAGGTCACCCGGCATGGATGTCCTCCATCACCAATACCTCAACCCCGCTGCCAGCGGCCTCAAGCCATCCAGCAGGCAACTTCGCAGGAGTGAAGCCATGAGAATCATCAGCACCCCCTTGCCAGCCGAAGCCAGTGACATGACTGGGGGCCGGCCTACCGTCGTGATGGCGCTTGACACCCTCGTGGACCAGAAGAGCCTGGTAGTTGGCCTGGCCGAGGGCGTTGTGCAGGGGCCAGACCTGGCGGGCGTACGGCTCAACAGCCCGGTGGGGCAACTCGTCATTGACCGTTGCGCACGGCACATCAAGCTCAACTACCCTGATGCCACGGTCGTGGTGGCCGGGGTGGCACAAGTCAGCAGCGCGGTAAAGCGCGTTCGCCACGTGCTCGCAAAGGCACCCCCACGCGCCTTTGTGCTGCTGGTGTGCGCGGACGGCAAGACATACGACGCCGCCCACACCGCGCTGAACATCCAATTCCAGCCCCCGAATGAACGCCCGCAGTAGAACGCGATCACCCGGCATGGCTGGCCTCCTGGGCGGTGGTGGGTGGGGGCAGGCCGATCAGCTCGGGCGGCAGGTGTTTGCGGGCCATGACGGCCAGCACGCGGTCGGCAATGCGCTCGGGCAGTTCGTCCGGCCACTGCGACACGGCCGACGGCGACACGCCCACCTGCTCAGCCGCCGAAGAGACCGAACCGCCCAGCAGCGCGATGGCAGTGGCTTTGTTCATCGCCAGATATTAGCACGCTAATCGCTGACTGCAAGCCCGCTTAAAATGTTAGAAGGCTTAATTCGGCATGTCCACGCTCATTGAACGCCTGACCGAACTCATGGAGGCCATGAACTGGGACCAGCCGGCCCTCATGCGCGAGTCCAAACAAAGCTCGTCTGTCGTTTCGCAATGGATGGGCAAAGGGTCCAAGCAGATCAAGACCATCGGCAAGATGGAGGCCGCCATCTACCTGGAGCGCGCCTCGGGCTTTTCGGCTTTGTGGATCGCCAAAGGCATGGGCCCCAAACGTGTGCCCAGCACCGTTCCAGCTGCGCAACCATTGCACCCGCTACGCGAGCCCGAGACCGCGCCCTACGGCATGCTCGACCTGCTTGAGCGCCTTGGCATGCTCTTGGCCGCAGTGCCATCGACCAATCGGGCCGCCTTCGCCGACGTGCTACGCGGTTGGGCCATGGATGCCGGCGCTGCCGATCGCATCCCGGCCCTGATCGCTCTTGCCGCTCCGCTTCAGAAACGACAGGCCTGAGCATGAAAACGGGGCAAGTTTGCACCTTCGCACCCCGCAGCCGCCGGCCCATCCCCACACTTGGGGACGACTCCCCTACACGGGTGGCCTGCATCAATCGAAGGTGGGGGCTATTTGCCCCGATAAGCCAACACACCAACCACAGCGAAAAGGGAGAGAGCCATGGAAGAGATTGAGTATTTGCGGCAAGGCAAGATCCTGGTGACCAGCACGCGCATCGAGATTGACGGCCAAACGTTTGCGGTGCGCAACGTCGGCTCTGTCAAAGTCACGAAGCCAGGCCTGCCATGGATCGCGGCATTGGTCGTCATCGGATGCGGAATTTCTGGCTCCGCCGGGGCGCCCGGTGGTGTGTGGGTAGTGGCTGCAGCCGCCGCAGCTTGGGCATATTTGCAGTTGCGCCTGAGGCGCCTGGTACTCATCACCGGAGGAGGAGAAGTCCTTGCGTTGAAATCCACCAACGCCGCACAAGTTGAAGCGCTCCGATCTGCCGTTGCCCAGGCCATTGCAGTGCGATAGCCACCCCGCGTCGATCGCCGGTTCTCAAAAAATCGGTGATTAGCGTGCTTGACAGAATGCGTTAGCGTGCTAAATTGCGCCCCGTCACACCGACGGAGCGCAAGATGCCCACCCCCCCCTTCCCTTCGCTGCCGGCCCTCGGCACCCCGATTGCTGGCGGCCTGTACGCCGGCATCACCACTGGCCCTGACGGCGCGGCCTACGCGCTGATCCTGCTGGCCGACAAGCCGTCCAAACGCCTGGACTGGCCGGCCTCCATGGCTTGGGCCGAAACCCTGCAGGCCAGCCTGCCCACCAAGCCCGAAGGCGCCCTGCTTTACGCCAATCTTGGCGACCAGTTCGACCACACCTGGCACTGGCTCAGTGAGCAGTCCTCAGCGGGCAACGCCTGGTACCAGGGCTTCAGCTACGGCTACCAGAGCACCAGCTTCAAGAGCTTCGAGGCCCGTGCCCGCGCCGTCCGCAGATTTCCCCTTGAATCCTTCATTCCTTTGGTCACCTTGGTGGCTGCGGAAGAAGAGGCCAGTGCACAGGTGCCGGCATGAGCCGCGCCGCCACCCACCGGCTGAAGCCGCAGGCAACAGCCGGCCAGGAACTCACCATTGAGGCCTACACCTACGGCTATGCGCTGAGCGTGCAGTACGCAACCATGCGCGAAACGGTGTACCTGGACACCGACATGGGCCCCCTGCAGGCCCACCTGAGCCTCACCCCCGACGAAGCCCGCAGCCTGGCCAAGCACCTGGTGCAGGTGGCCGCCCAGTGCGACGAACACCGCGCCCGCCGCGAAAGCCTGGACGACATTGCCGAGCAGCTGCGCGACGAAGACTTTGACAGCCGGGGCGTGACCTTTGTGCACCCCGACGTCATCTATTGCGCCCCGGGCCAGATCACCGAAACCGCCAAGGCCCACCCCGGCAAGCTGGTCATTGCCACCCGTGACGAGGTGGCAGCATGAGCCTACTTGACGACGCCGTGGCTGCCTTCTTGGCCCCCAGCAGCGGCCACAGTGACCCGCTCACCGCTGCCACGCTGGACCAGTGCACCCAGCCCGCCGCCCTGGACGCGCCGCAACTGCGCCAGGGCTGGGAACACGAGCCCATCGCCGTGCCCATCCCCTGGGGCTTCTACGCCATCTGCGCGGCCTGCGGCTTCTTCCTGTTTTTGCTGGTCGGCTGCGGCAGCCTGCCAGCGCACCAGCCCCAGCCCTTGCCGACGGCCCAGGTACCCGCCAGCGCGCAAGCCGCGTGCCCCCCGGCCACGCCGCCCCACCCCACCCGCACAGACGCTGACGCCACCGGCCTGCATGCCGCTCACGTGCACGCCCTGCACAGCCGCTGCGCCATGGCCGTGGCGGCCTACATGCCCGAGCGTGCCGACCTGGCCGCCGCCTGCGCAGAGCCGCCCAGCCCCCAAGCCGGCCCCACCGCTGCAGCCCAGGCCCAAGCCGCCTATGCCACCTGCCGCGCTGCCATCTGGCGCACACACACCGCCCCGCCGCCCGGCGGCATGGTGTGGCCCCTGCACCCCCAACAGGTGCAGCCATGAGCGGGCCCCGCTTGGTGTGGGAACGCCCACGCACACGGGCCGCTCTACTGCAACCCACGCCCGTGCAGACGCCTGCTGTACCGCCGCTGCACCCAGACCAGCGCGTGGCCAACGCCGTGCACGCCGCCTGGTGGTCTGGCCATGACACGGCTGAAGCCAACTTCTACACCAAGGGTTGGCGTGCTGGCCTGCTGGCCGGGCTGCTGTCGGGCCTGCTGGCTGGCGTGGCCACGGGTGTGGCCGCCACTGCTGCCATCCGCTGGCTGGCCACCTGGTGGGGGCTGTGACCATGGGCATGCCATCTACCCAACAGTCGCCCCAGCCCCTGCAGGCCGCGCTGCTGCCCGAGCTGCAGACGCCCACACAACCCGCCCAGCGCCCGCGCACGGCCATCTGGGGCCTGCT